ACGCATTGCCTTCAAAGGTCAGGTCATAACGTCGATCAGCGTCACCATTGTTAGCGTTGTAGATGTTGACCGTAGCAAGAGCGGTTTGCGTGTCGTGCGGCGCAACTGTGTCTTCGTCTACTACTGAAATCGCGTAGCCCATGTTGGTGTGGTTCGGACAGTAGAAGTACAACGTGTTAGGAGTAGAGCTATCAACCGTCCACTCTATGATACGGGCTTGGCCGTTGTAGGTAGCGTGGTTGCTAACCCAATCTGCATTGGTTGTGGTAGTGACCGCGAACGAACCTGTCGCTGTTGGGTCGCCCATCTTAAAGGTCATGCCAGTTGAGTACGGCGTGCCGTTTGAATGTGGCCCACCAGAAACTTCGGAGAGTTGAAGCGGATGGCCGTTGTTTGATGTCGCAAGCTGATGCAAGCGATATGTGCGCCCACGAACAAAGGTAAGCTCGGTTACGTTAGTTGTAAGGTCATCGTTGACGAACTTGTTTTGACCGCTGATTGATGAAACCGCAATGCCGATTGGCTGGGCCGCGTAGCTCTTAGCTACAGTCCAAGTCACGCCAAGATCAGATGAACTCTGCTTCTCGCCTGTCGATGTGACGATAACCAAGCTCGAACCTTCTGCGCGGATATCAATCACGTTGTCGTAGGTGACGCCCGCCGGGAAGTCGAACACGCTGTAGCCAGTGACAGGGAATGGAGCCGCTGCTGTGTAAGCCGCATAAGCAATCTTGTTTCCTGAGTAAGCGATGAAAAGGTTGCCCTCGTTCGCTGTGGAACCTTCAATGGCTGCCGCGCCAATCATGTAGCCAGAGATGCCTGTCGGCGGTGACATTGTGTTGGACTGGAACTCTGCCTGTGTGACTGGTGTGTCATCGTTAGACATATAGTTGAAGCCAGTAGTCGTACCGATGATGAAGCGTTCCTCGGCAGTCTTGACGCCAGCAATCTTGCTGATCGCGCCCAAGCCCCATGTGAAGGCTGAGCCGTAGGCGGCTGCTGTAGAGCGGTAGTCTGCAATAGAGTTTACAACTGAGCCTGCGCCGCCGGGAACACCTTGGACGTAGGACAGAGCAAACGCGCCATCTTGGTTCGTAGCCCAAAGAATGTTGTCCGTAGCCGTCTGCCCGTAGCTTGAAGAAGCCGTAGCTGCCGCACCACCGCTGAAATAATTATCGAATGTGTAGACGCTGCCGTCAGGCGCAGAACGGACATAAAGCTCGCCGCCATTGTAGAATGGGAGCGGATTTCCCACCGCCGATGGGTTGCTCACTAAGAAGTGATTGCCATCAGCATTCGCTGTTTGAAGGGTCTCAATCTTTTTTCCAGCGATGGGGTTCGATGCCGTGTTCGCAGCGGATGGCTCAACAGGCGTGGTCTTTAGAGCGGTCATCATTTTAGATGTACTCTTGCCAATCAAGCCGAGGGTGTTGTCTGTATCAGCAGAGACCCATGTCTTGTTGTAGGCCAAGGGGTCGAGGTAATCCTCAAAATCCCGTGTTTGATATACCTTGTCCGAAACGTACACGTTTACAGTAGCAGCGTTACTACCGTTGTTCAGTACGTTGAGGTTGAATGTCGAGGTACGAGAAGCTGGAACGGTATAGACTACTTCCGTATCCCGCGCGTTTACGACCTTCTTGCCTAATAATCCGTTTGCCATTTTTATTTCTCTCTACGATTGTGACAGGAAAAAGACCTTAGACGGTGACATCTGATAGGCGTTGAGCGCCGATTGGATGCTTGTCTGTAGGCCGTTAAGAGCCGCTTGCTCTGTAAGTGATGCGTTCTGCACCGCCGTAACTTGTGTTGAACCTTCTAGCTGTATCTCGCCAACTTCGGTGTCACCCTGCGCAGTTACAGCATTGATCTGAGTAGTACCCTCAGCGGAAACAGCGCTAAGGTTCGCAGCGCCGTTGAAAATTTCGATCATCCTCGTGAGGTACACAAGGTCCGCGTTAGGTGTGGAAGCACCTAAACCTTGCAAACGGCTCGACAGTTCGTTCGCTAGTGACTGCTGGTCAGCTACACTGATGTTAGGCATTTAGACTACTCCCGTTGAATAGGCTGCCAAACAACTGCGAGATGAGAATATTCTCACCGATAGTTGTTGGCGTGGTGGCAAAGGCTTGGTTGGCATAGGTCAAGGAAAGGTCACGAGCCGCCTCGGCTGCTGTTTGGGCGGCCTCTGATGCGCCCTTCGCTGCTAGTGCAGAGTTCTCGCTCGCAAGGGCGTTCGTCTCTGAAAGAGCGGCAGCATCTTGCTTGACCCCCATGTCTGATAGGGCAGTCGTCTTAAAGTTGTTGAGGTCAGCGAAGAGTTGCGTGAACGAGGCGATTTCGGTTGTTAAGCCGTCCTCGCCAATTTTAAGGTTCATCTTCTCGGCGCCAGCCGTGTTATCGTATGTAAAGGTGAAGGCGTCTATCTCACCTGTGGCAGCATCAAACAACTTGTTCATAAGGACAGATAGCGCGAGGCCACCCATCTCTGCGTCTTCGAGATACGTGTCGAGAAGCGAAGTGCCTGTGTTAGCACTACGGAAATTTAGCTGTTCACTGGGTACGCGTGTGCGTGCCATTTCTAATCCTCACTTGCCAACTGAGCCAGCTTTGCAATTCGAGATGTGGACATACTCAGTAGGTCTTCTACGTCATTTACTCGTGCCGTTAGTTGGCCTACGTCTGACTGTCCGCTCTCACGTATGCTTAATAATGCACCGCGAAGTGCGGCCACGTCGTCCCTTAGCGGTTTTATTTCTTCATTTAAAAAAGCGCTGATATACTCGCGCACTACGGGCTGTACTTGGGTGGCCCATACTTTGCTGCTTGGTTGCGTCATTTGCCTGCCCTCATTGGTACTAGGTTGCCCTTCTTGACCTCATCGTCGATCTGACCTTGAGGCTGTACGGATGCACCGCGCGCCTTCTCCGCAATCATCATCTGTTGAGATGGCGTTGGGCCTTCGGCCTGTTGCTCTTTGTTGATCTTGAACTGGTCAAGGTCAGAGACGCCCATGCTACGGATAGCCTCTTCGACTATCTTGCCGGAGTTGTATTCCATAGCTAGGCCAGTGTCGTTGAGCGTGCGAAGCATGTTGATCCATGTCTCGGCATTGCGAGTGGGCTCTAGTGGAAGAGTGCCATCGACGACGAGGTAGTCAATCTCGCCTTGGATGTCTTGGAGATTGAAGTCGAGGTAGCCGTCTTTAATCATATTCTTAACGTCAGTGGCGTTGTCGTTGTCGCCAATGCGGATAGACCCCTCAGGAGAAAAGAAGTCTTGGATGTTCGAGACCATCATGCGCGCCATTGGACGTACTGATGTAGCAGAGATCACACGGCTCAATACGCCGAGACGCTGAGAACCCAATTGGGTGAGGCGCTGAATTTCTGTTGCAGTACGCACGCCGCCTTCGGCGGTAGGCATACCCTGTTGGGCGTCCGATGCAGCAGATAGTCGCTGTTTCATTTCAGACATAGCGCCAATGTCGTTCCAGTGGCCGCGTGTTACGTCTGGGACTTGGGCAATGAATACGCCGTCTCCGGGCTTAACACCGGGCATTGTCCGCACGATGCCGTGAGGGTTGCGGTCTACGAGATCGTTGATGGCGACCTGTGTGGGGTCAGCAAAGATCAAGTTGGACAGAGCAGCCTGCACGTTGTCGATGCGGCTGCGAAGCAGCCACGTAGCTATGTCATGTAGCGGTAGCATGAGGTCGTAAAGAGATTGGCCGTAGCTCTTGTGAGCGTCGTGGTAGAGGCCACCTATGACCGTAGGGAATTGACGCCCGTAAGGGTTAAGCTGGGCCCGTATGATTACGCCCTCGTCGAGGACTGTGACGACCATGTAAAGGTGGTCGAGTTGGGGTAGATTAATCTCGTAGCCCGCAAGCCGTATCCAGCATTCGTCTACTACGCGGCTGTCGCCCAAGGTGAAGTAGGCGCCGTCACTGCCGCGACGGTTCCGCTCCATAGGATCAATGCTTAATCCGCGTCCGGCTTCTTGATGCCATTTGTGTCCGTCCCACCCACCAGCCGGAGGTGTGAGGCGGTTGCGGAGCGCGGGGAACTCAGTGAGCTTGGGGTACATGCCCGTCTGTAGTAGAGCGTCGTAAGATGAGAAATCAGAGAAGATGATGTACTGCATCCGCTCCCAATCTCCCCACTGGACGCGGGGGTCGTGGAATACGCGACGCGGGTCGAAGTTGGTAATCTCGTTTGTTCGGTTGCTTGCGTTCCAAGTAACTTTCGTTGGCGCGTAGCCATATCTGATGCAGTCAAGAAGGTGTTGTGCAATTCGGGCCTCTCCCGCCGTGCGGCGCATCTGTTGGTGGAGTAGGCGCTCGATGATCTGAGATGACTTGCGAGACCCACGGTTCAAACCTTCGAGTTGGAACATAGGGTTCCGTCCCGTCAGTGCAGCCATGAGGTAAGTTTGTACTGTGTCAGCTATGGCGCGGGTGTCCGCGATTACAGCCTTCTCTTTGAATTTAGTTGTTCCCGGCTTCACGTAAACGTCGTGCGCCCTGTCCGCTTCTGTCCAATGGTCGTAGCGCTTGGAGATGCGGTCGTAGGACATCTGCATTGCAGACTTGACGTAGTTGACTAGGCGTTGCTCCTGATCGTCCGTCAGGCGAGAAGATATGTCCTCATAGGACATAAGCGCGTCAGCGTGCTCACTCAAATCAACAACGATACCGTCGTCGATGGGTGTGAACTCTGCGCGATAATTGG